TCTATTAAATTTCATAATATTATTAGGTCTATATACATTTATAGTTTTATCATTATCTACCATGACCTTAGATGGTTTTGTCACATAATACATGGAGTTAAAGATCAATGTCGTTGAATTTTCATTTAACGCAGTATTCATATCCAAATCTTTTATTTTTTTGATCTTTGTCTTTTTATCTTCACGATACGCATAATACACGTATATATTATCACTAGCGCATAATATATGCGCTATGAATGACGATTGTGAGATATGTAGATCCTTACCATCACATATACTATATTCATTCTTCATTATATTATCTTTGCGTATATAATCAAACAAAGATACATTGTCTTTATCGATGTCATTCTCTATATACGTTACATCATTCTTTATTTTTAGCTTTGTTCTCCCATCATAATAAGCCTTTTGGGGAAACGTATACGATGAATTTTGAGATATCATAAAATTGGTTGTGAAATTCACATTACAATCTATAACCTTACCATAACCATTTGGGACGACGTATCTTATAGATATTATATTATATGATCTTCTATCGTTGTTGTCATAAAGATCGTCATAGAGATCATTAAGTGTGTAATCTTTTGTAAAATCATTATTTTTCAACGATACACTCTTTTTCAAAGATCTCATTATCGTCAACATTAGTATATTTGATCTACACCATCGTCTCCCCATATTTAAAGATAGATACATCATACATATATACACATCATAATTTTTGTTAACGATGGCTCTGTCAACGACGTACTCTTTTATATTTTCTTTCATAATTTACTTGATACTTAATATATTTTCCTTATCAAAATATAAAAGGTTATTTTTAATCTTATATGATAAGATTAATTTATACATATGTGAGGACGTACTCTGTTGGTTTATCAATGACGTTGATGATCTTTGGTATGTCTCCAAAATTTCCCAAACATTCGTATCTTGCGGGAAGATAGTACATCTTATCGTTGATCTTAATACTCTCCTTATTTCCAAACTCTTTGTATTTACTAACGATATTGTATAGGCGTTCAAATGTTTCGCCATAATTTTTCATATAGACACTATACAATAGATTATACGTGTTCTTATGCAAAAGATAGTAGCTTGGTACGTTATTTATAAGATTAGAGATGCTCTTACCCACACAACACCTGACGACGGGTCTGTACCTTTGTAAGAGATTATATCTTTCTCTTTGATTCATGGTTTTGGAAGATATTGTATCTTTGTGATCCATCGCATATACTATGTTCATATTGGGTCTCGCAAACAGATACTCAAATTTGATATAGTTCGTACCCTCCATCGTTAATATATCTCTATCTCCTATTCTTAACGTTATGTTGTCTACCTTGTCGACACCGGGTATATGAAATGACGTTATAACATCCCTTTGACCATCATATATTTGAAAAAAATCCAATCTCACTGTTATGACACCATCGTATCTTATGCAGTAATTCTCATCATCTATATAATATACATCTTTTAATACCTTATCAACGTCTATCTCTATATTATTAACTACGTTGTGAATCTTATCATACTCTTCTCTAAATAATGGATATATATTACAAAAAGATAGAGAGACTGAAAGGTTGACAACATCATCGTTATTATGTAACATTGATCGACGTGGATGGATATGATAATAGGATGACACATCTATCATCTGTGTGGAAAGAAGTATGTTGGATATCTTGTCAAGATTATAATCGATGATAAATTTATAATCTTTCAACATATATTTATATACTTGCACAATATCTACATCTTTCATCTCACAACCATCTATCGTCCTTATGTCAACATTCCTATCTTTTACGTATTCGTAGATCTTGTCAATAAATTCGAGCTTAGTTTTGTGATTGCTATCGTTCAACATTATCTCCATAGATTCATCAAACGATGTATAATTTTGAGAGCTAAAAGAATTACACATCCCTCTCTTTATATTCTCTCTATTATGTTCCAACACACCATGTTCATTTAACATGGCGTCAATTATAGAATGTATAGATGTCGAGTAAATATTTGAATTTTTATACTCTGACAGATGCCTTTTAAATATATCAAATCTATTATCGTCTTCATTGTATTTTTGTATGTGTTTTTGCAAATCCCTTATAATTACACCAACCTTTCTGATATAACTTTGTCTTTTGTTCAAAGATATCATATTTGTTAATTTTAGATAATGAATAACGTTATCATATTCTGATTGATAATCAACAAAGAATGATCTTGTTAGATCTAGATTCGATGATTGATCTATAACGTTAACAATTCCATTCTTTATCCTATTCATAAAAGATACATGGGAGGAGACGTTAGTATATACGTTGTATCGCTTGGGTGATAATGGATGAAATGTGGTGATGTGATAATCTTGTCGTTTAATTATGTTGATAAATACATTACCATTAGGAAGAACCACACGTTTATATCCATCGTGAGGAAATTTGGTTAACGTCATAATCTTTCCATAACACACCTTTAAAAATCTACTCCTTTTCACATCGAGGCATCCTTTTTTTAATATAATCTTGTTGTATGCTTGAAAAGAATTGACAGATATGTATAAAACTTTAACGATATAGGGTATAATTGAACATCTTTGATCATAATATGACCACGTTGCTAATACAATATCTAAATAATTTGCAATATCCATCACGTTTAAAAGCTACTAGTAAATTTTAAAAGCTAATAGTAAAAATGATTTACAAATTTACATAGTTTTTAAAATAGAAATAGTTTTTCAATTTTACATCTATATCAAATATATATAACAAACTTTACAACAACTCTATCACGTACCACATATTCTTAATATAAGGATGAGCAAGCAAAAAAATGTATCCGTCGTTGATCCAGAGACAGAAAAGATTGAACGTTACAAAACCAAACTACTCGTAAAAAAATTAAATAGTATGAGGGGTTGTGGTACGAGTGTCATAACGTTGATCATTCCTCCAGGTGATCAAATCTCTAGGTATAACGCGAAGCTCACAGAGGAGTATGGTGCGTCATCAAATATAAAGAGTCGAGTCAATAGACAATCGGTACAGGATGCCATAACGTCAACGCAACAAAAGTTGAAACTTTATAATAGAGTTCCGAATAATGGGTTGATATTATATTGTGGTAATGTAATTTTAGAAGATGGGAAGGAGAAGAGGTTGGCGATAGATATAGAGCCATTCAAACCGATAAATAGATCATTATACATGTGTGATAACAAATTCCACACCGATATATTTGATGGTATGTTTGAAGATGAGAATAGGTATGGATTTGTAGTGATGGACGGGAATGGTGTGCTGTTGGGATCTTTACAGGGGAATGTCAAAAATACCATCGCCAGACAGACCATCGAGTTACCAAAGAAACATAACAAGGGAGGTCAATCATCTGTAAGATTCGCTCGTCTTGGCGAGGAGGCTAGAAATAATTACGTCCGAAAGGCATCAGAGATGATGAGAGATTCATTTATCAGCAATGACAAGGTGGATTACGTCGGTATAATCATTGCAGGTAGCGGTGGTTGCAAGAATAGACTTATGAGATCAGATCTCTTGGATAAAAGAATAAGAGACAAGATCATAAAGATCATCGATATACAGTATGGTGGTGATCACGGCTTTAATGAGGCTATAGAAGCGAGTCAGGATTCATTAGGTAATGTAAAGTTTTTGATGGAGAAAAAAGTTATAAGTGATTATATGACAAATATAAATATCGACGTGGGTAGATGTGCTATAGGTGTCAAAGATACTATGAGAAAAGTGATGATGGGAGTAGTAGAGAGGATGATAATTTTTTGCGACATCGATGTAAAGGTAGTATCATATATTGATAACGATATAGAATGTTTTGAATATTTTATGGATAAAGACTATATCAATAGTAAGAGGTACAAGGATATAGCGACGACGTATAAAAATTTACAGACGTTTGATCTTTTCGAATGGATATTGGATAATTATAAGACTTTTGGTTGTACGTTAGAGATCGTCACCGATAATACACCAGAGGGTAGCCAATTTGTCAAAGGATTTGGAGGGATAGGTGGTGTACTTAGATACCACATGGATGATTACGTTGATGAGGAAGAAGACGATCTAAAGGACGACGATATATATTTTTAAAGATCATAGATAAAGATTACGAATGAATTATAGATTAAAAGATTTTTTATTGTATAAAAAATATAACGATACTATTATTTGTAACAAAAAAATGCAGAGTATAACAAAAAAATGCAGAGTATAACAAAAAAATGTAGGTTGTATAAATATCAACAACGACCGATTATCGTGATATTTGGTAAAAGATTTTCTACATGTGCCTTGACAAAAGATTTTACCAATGAAGGATCGAGACCCCTGATTATTATCTTGTAATCCTTAGTTTTGTCTACCCTATCAATAAATGGTTGAAGACGATTAATAAAATATACAGATAAAGATACGAGGGTAGCGCTAATAGGTATAAAAGATGTGATATCAAAATAGCTGTCTCCAAAATATTCGAACCTCTCTATATTCAAACTTTTTAATTCTTCGGGGTCTGTGAGTTTTGGGCATATCAGTTGTAAGATCTTTAAAGATTTTACATCTCTCAAAAATTTTAATGAACAATCATTTGCACCGACATTGCACATCACGGTCTGCAATTTAGATAGATGTAGATCTTGGATTATATTGTTTCCATCCTTTATGATTAGATCTTTTAGATTGATAAATCTATTAAGGTCAACTCTCATATCCTGTGCCTTCATAAATGTTAAATTTTCATAAGATACGTTTTCGGGGAACATTTTTTTTGTTATATAATCACAATATATACTTTTAATAGATTGTGGTAATCTACCTATCCCATCTGCAAATGCAGATATTCTAAAATCAACGTTCCACATTAGATTTGTTACCTCGAATGTCTCTAAATCTTTACATTTTTCCAATCCGATCAACGATCCACTATAATCCATACCTATCAAGGACAACTTTTTTAACGTGGTTGGAAGTGCGCATCTTATGGTAAATGTTCTATTATCACCATAGGACGTGTATATCATACTTTGAAACT